GTATTAATTCAATATCACCATTATATCCTGACTCTTCTTCAAATTCTCTTTTTGCCGCAATTTCTACATTTTCTTCATAATTAACTTTTCCACCCCACAAATTCCAACGATTTGGAATATCAACATATTCTGAACGAAGAGCAACCAAAAATCTTTTAGTTGTTATACAAAATGGTAAAATACCAGCACCAATTTTACCAAAAAAATTATGATTATCATAATTTTCATATATTATCAAATATTTCATAACATATATATTAAAAAAATAAACATACATTTTTTTTATAAATATAAAAAATAAAAACATAATCATGTCAAGAAAACAATTAACAACAGAAGAAAAGAAGAAAAAAATAACAATAAACATAAATGAAAATATGATTAATAAAATTAAAAAAATATCAGCAGAAAAAGGTTTATCAATATCACAATTTATTGAAAATATAATAAAAGAAAAATAGATATACCACAAAAATGGTATTTTTTGACTTTTTTATTTTAATATATAAATGAAAAATATCATATATGAAAAAGAAAAAAACTAAACTTACAATTACAATTCATCCTGATATTATGAAAAAATTGGATGAAATATGTACCAATAAATCCGTGTATATAGAATATTCTATATTAGAATATTTCAAAAAAAACAATATAAATACCGATGATATCATCTTATAATTATAAAAAGAAATCAATAAGAATATCATATGATGATATTATTATTAGATTATTTAATAAATATGGTAATAAAATTATATTATTAACACCAAAAGAAAACTATTTAGGAACACATTATAAAAGTGAATTCAAATGTAATGATTGTAATACTATATTTTATCAAAGTGTCAATAAATTATTAAGTAACCAATATAAGGGTGGTTGTGATAATTGTATAGAATTAAATAAAAAAATCATATCATTAGAAGAAGTGAATAAAGAATTATTAGATAAAAATATAAGAATTATTACAACAGAACAAAAATTAAAATTATATAATCAATATGACTTCTTGTGTCTTAATTGTAATACAAATTATAAAAATTCTTTACAAAATGTATTAAATTGTAAATCTTGTATAAATTGTCATAGATATGATACAAATAAAATAAAAATATTATTAAATAAAAATAATAAAAACATTGAAATATTAGAAGAATCATATATAAGTATATCAAAATCATCAACATTCATTTGTAAAATTTGTAATAATAAATGGAACGCAAAAACACACAATGTTGTTACTGGTTTTACAGGATGCCCAAAATGTAAGAAAAGTAAAGGTGAAATATATATATCTAATTATTTAGAAAATAAAAAAATAGAATATATATCACAATATATTTTTAATGATTGCGTAAATAAAAGAAAATTACCATTTGATTTTTATTTACCAGATAATAATACATGTATAGAATTTGACGGCTATTTACATTATTATCCATGGAATAATAATGATAAAAGTATAGAAAAATTTGAAAAACAAAAAATAAACGATAATATAAAAAATAATTATTGTAAAAAGAATAATATTACATTATTAAGAATACATTATAAAGATATAAATAACATAGAAAAAATATTAGATAACTTATTATTTTGATTCATTATATTTTTGAAAAGATGTTATAATTTTATCTGGTAATTCATTATAATCAGTATTAATATAATCTTTCAATTGTTTCTTTGTCATCGAATCACCAACTTTTTGTACATTTGATGGACAATTTTTAGCCTTACCATTTTTACAAGCCAATGCCCAAGACATTAATCTTTTTTGTGATTTTGATTTTGATGGCATAATATTGATTATTTTTTATTATATATTAATTTTGAACTTCTTAATTTTGATATATAAAAACAAAAAAGAATTATATGAAAGAATTTGAATTGGAATATAAAAATGGTTCTAGAGAAATAAAATCAGAAATCGATGTAATTAGAATGTTATTACCTGCTGGTTTTTTAGGACAATTGAAAAGATTAAATGTAAATGAATCTATGTTTCATTATGATACATTAACAAACTACACTAGAACAAAATAATCATGGCACAATAATTGTTTTATGAAAATAAAACAATTGGAAACCATGAAAAAATTACTTTATTTAATAATACCGTTTTTATTATTCTCTTGTACATATGAATATAGTTCATATGAACCAATAGGACAATCTTATTTTAGAATAAATTGGGAATATGAAGAACCATCTTATATAGATGCTGGTGGTGTTATACCAACAAATTTTTATTATAATACATATTATGAAACTAGTGAAAATAATTATACTATATATTATGAATACACTGAACAAAATCTATATTATAGTGTAATATATCCATATGAAATAGAAATTGAAGTATTCGAATTAAATAATACATATAATAATGAAAATATTTATTTTGATTTAGTTTTATATCCAGATGGATATATTGATTATTATCATGAATTGAAATCTGATATAAATATCACCGAAAAAACATTATTATGTACAAAAGAAGATATTAAAAATAATAAAAAAATAATATATTCATCATATAAATTACCTCATAAAATATTATATAAAAAATAAAATATTTTTTGTCATTTTCACAAAAACAACGTCTAATATATTGTATATCAACTAAAAATATATTTTTTTGGTTTTTAAAATTTTATATATACGTTATGAGAAAAATAAATGTTTCAATATTATTGGTGTTTTTATCATCATTTTTACACAAATATGTAATGGTGCAACAACATATACAACAAAAAATGAATTGAGTGGTGATTGGTCATTGAATGGTACATGGACTAGTGTTAAGCCAAGTAATAACATTGGTGTAAATAATAATGTTACAATAAATGGAACTATTACATCAAATTCTAATATAATTTTTTCTAATAATACAACACTAACAGTAAGTAGTTTTGATACTTTAATAATAAAAGGTGATTTAACATTTGGTACAAATGCCAATATAATAGTACAATTTGGAGGTGTTCTTATTGTTGATGGTGACATAAAGATGGGTAATGTATTAGATTTAATAGTATTAGGCGAAATTGTTGTAATTGGTGATTTTAATATTGGTAGCAATCCATTGATCATATCACCTGTTAATAAAATATATATTATTGGTACTAATAATATACCCCACAATATATCCACAATCAAGTTTAGGCACAAAAGATGAGTTGTTAGGTAATGCGATATTAAGTGGATATGTAAATAGTGTAACTGGTGGTGCATTACCTATAGAATTAATTGAATTTGATGGATATTACGATAATAATCATATTTCAATAAAATGGAAAACTACATCAGAAACAAATAATGAATATTTTGAATTATTCAAATCAAATAATGGTATAGATTTTTATAAAATATATCAAATTGATGGTGCTGGAAATAGCACATCAACAAAATCATACACATATGATGATAATGACATCAATTCAGATATTTTATATTACAAATTATCACAAACAGATTTTGATGGAAAAAATACAGAATCGAATATAATATCAATAAAAAATTATGATGATATTTTTGATTTTTCAATAAATAAAGATAATATAAGATTAATATTAAATAAAAATGATGAATATCGAGTTATAATAACAGATATAAATGGTAGAATTTTTTTTAATAGATTATTTTCAAGCATGAATAGTATTGATATTGAAAATAATTTGAAACATGGAACATATATTATTTCTATTATATCAAATGGAAACATCTTATCAAAAACATTTATAAATTAATTTGAAATATTAAGCAGTTAATTCTACAGATATCATCAAATTAGTATTTTCACCCATTATCAATATAAATCTATCAAATAAATATATTGTCATTTCATTACTTGAACCAAAATCTATACATTTGAAATATTTTTTAGGAAAAGATGTAGTATTATCATCAGATTCTATGTCACATATAGTATGTTCCCATCTATTTTCACCAATTATAAGTTTCTTGTCTTTTATATTAAGATATAAAACATCATTTGTTTTATCAATAGCTAATTTTGATTTAATATAATCATAATCATCTTTCTTCAATACAAATGAAAATTCAGATGCATCAATATCCATTAATTCATTTATTGTATCAATATCTATTGATTGTTTGAATGCACTTGGATCACCACCAACTATATCTTCTTTTGATTTTTTATTTTGTATAAGTAGTTTTTCTACAAAATTTTCATCATTATATGTCAATTTGAAAGTTAAATCATCATCTATATTTTGATTTTTCATATATTTGACAAATGCTGAAACAGAAACTATGAATTTTTTTGCATCTGTTATTGAAAATTTTATTGGTTCTTCTAATTGTGATTTTGTAGTAAACAAATCTTTCATTTTCATAATATGATTTTTGAAACCATGTACACTATTACTATTACCAACCATTGAATATAATAACAAATCTGTATTATCAAACACAAATAATACTCTAGTATCTAATTTTGTTAGATCTTTTATTTTATTCAAAAGATTTGATAACGAATTTATTGATATTTTATATATGATATTATCAGATTTTGCCATAATTAATTTTTATTTCATTTCTATTTTATATAAAAATGTGTGGCAAAAGTTTATTATTTTATTCTTCTATTTGTGTATGAATTATTAGAAAATGTTCTAGATGTATCATTATATACTTTTTGTGTATTTGTATTATAAATTCTTTTATAATTGCTACCAAATGGTGCTAATCCAACATCACTTTTATTTTTAGTATCATCAAATGCATATTTATTGATAGATGTTTTTATATCACCTACTAATTCTTGTAATAATGTTTCCACCAGAGATTTATAATGTGTATGATTAAATATTGATGATAGATTTACTAAAGTCATAACACAATTATGTACAACAATGCCATTTGCTATATAACTATTATCATCTTCTACTTCTAAATTATATGTTATACCAGAATAATGGTATTTTTCTATGTTATCTAAATTAGATGATATTTCTAAATTAGATATCTTATGTAATGATGTGTTTTTAGGTTTTTCGTCATATATAGATACCCAGTATTGGTCTTTACAAATAACATCATATCTTTTTCTTTTATGTTTTGATATAAGAGTATGTTTATTTAAAGATATAGAAATATCTCTCATACTTAAAGCTAATTGTAAACTAGTAGAACAACCAATATTACAATCTTTTCTATTACCTCTACCTTTACAAAACCAACCATCACCTTTTAACCAATATTCTAAAACATATTTTAAATCTTTTCCTAAATTATTAGCAAAATCAGGTAATATTTTTTCTTTTGTTTCTTGATCATAACATTTTATTAATAATTCAAATAATGTTTTATTGTATGTAGTTAATGTATATCCATTTATATTTTGATAACTTTCATTTATATTTAATTCAAGTCCAATAAAATATTCTTTCATCTCATTTATTAAATCTGTTTGGTTTTTATTGAATGAGATACTAATTCTATATGTAGTATCATTTGGTTTATAACAATTACCATCCGCTAAAAATAATCCTAAAAATTTAGCAAATTTTTTGTCCAATTTTATATCTTTCAATTTTATATTAGATTCTGCACAATATAAATTCTTTTCGAATAAATCTGTATATTTTATAACATTATTTTTATTATTATCATATTTATCTATAATAGATATACTTTTATGTCTTTTATTTTCTATATCGCCAGGTAATACCCAATCTTTTTTATCAAATATTTTTTTATTACTACTATATGTTTGTGTATATATTGGATGATTATATGTTAAATCTAATTGTGATTGTCCTTTGAATTTGACTTTATACATATCACCATCAAAATTTCTAATACAAATATTAGTTACTTTTTTATAATTACCAAGATGAGTCAAACACATATCACCAAGTTCTATGTCTTTTATTTTTTTATAACCATATATTGTTTTTATAAAAGTATCAGGCAACAAACAATCATCATGACCTGATTCGGCTTTATATGTAAAATTACCTGATGCTGTTTCTTTTTTGATAAACATACTCAATTCATTTATATTGACATCATTATGTAATTTCATCAAAGATTTTTTAACAGAATCTTGAAATGATTTAACCAATATTTTTTTTGATGATTCATTTTCACCAACAGTAACTTTCAATCCAATTTTTGATGCAGGATCATCTTTTCTATGTTTATATCTTAAAAATATACCATTAGAATAATTATTATTTTCTTCAAAAACATAAGGCAAATATGATAAAAATTCACCACCATATTTATTATATTCTAACACAACTTTACATTTTTCTGAATCAAACAATTCAAACATTATACAATAAAATAATTCTGCGAATTCTTCAAGAGACCAATTATTTGCACGAAATATACCTATCTGTTCTATATTGAAATATTCATATACATTTTTTAATTTATCATGGGTTTTTTCAATAATATCTATTGGCTTTGGCATTAATCTAAAAATATTCAATACAGTATAGTCACCACCAAGCCCTTCACATAAGTCAATAGATGCACAAATGTAATATTTTTTTAATTCTTCTTTATTAAATAAATCAGGTCTTCCTTTTATCCATTTCAATTTATTATATGGTAATTGTATTCTATCATTTAATATATCGAATTCTTCATAAACAAATTCTGTTGTACTATTCTTGAATTTGTTTAATTGTTCAGCATCAAATAATAATTTATCACCTGTAACAAATTGACAATCATATTCTTGTGCAAACATTGTTTCACCACCAATAAGTTTTGTTTCTTCTTCTTTCCAATTTGTAATTATACAAATTTCTTGTAATGGTATTTTATTTACTCTAATATTTCTAATAAATGATATATATGTTTCATCAACATCATCTATATTTTCAATCATTATGTAATTCTTACCATTGTGGTCTTCTTTCCATGTATTATATTTTAATTTCAAAAATTCTTCATGTAGCATTTCTTCTGTTATTCCATATTCTTTCATTTTATATGCTAATGGAAATACTCTGGTATTTTTTCTACCAGCAACTTCATGCCAATATACTCTCATTGGTGTATATGGATTTTTTAATGGATCATCATCATCACGTTCAGCATCAGTTAGTAATTTATGAAACATATTGAAACCATCTGGAGTAGATGTTATAATTATTTTTGAATTTTTTATAGATGATACTGTTGGTACTACGGCTCCATAATATGGTTCTATAATATTATTTGGTACTTTTGCAAACTCATCAAGATATAAAAAGTCTACTGTAAAACCAATTGATGGTTCTTTTGTTCTACCTTCAGATTGAATACGACAACCATTATCAAATGATAATGCTGTTTCATTCCAGTTTAGAACACCTTTTTTCATCCAAAATGGTAATGGTTTATAAATATCTTTTATCTTTCTAACAATTTCTTTTACAGTATTTGATTTATTTGCAACTATCATTATACCTTTATCGTTATTAAATAAACAAAAATGTAACATAACAATTGATGCAGATACTGTATTGTGTGATAATATATTATTTGTATAATATGATGGAATTGGACCATTTATCGTCAAATCATACATAGATGATTTTACTTTCGATTTTTTAATAGATTTTACTTTTATGTCACCAACATCTGTTATAATATAATCATCTGTTGTTAATTCATAAACAAATTTTTCAATATGCCCTTTTGTATAGACTATATGTGTATCTGCACACTCTAAATGATAACCATTTTCGAGTTTTAAATAAAACATAGGTAAAGGTATAGTTCTTGTTATTTCTTCTACTGGTACTATACCATAATCTGTTTTGACAAATAAATTATCAACTGGAATCATATCAATTATTTTTTTTAATGGATCTGATTCATTTTTATCAATATTTCTAAATTCAATAAATTCAATAAATTGAATTAAAATCAAAATTATTATTTTTATTACATATTTGAACATTTTAATGTATATTTTTTTAAGCCACAATTATATATCTTATATATCTTTTTATCTAACATCACATTTTTCTCATTTTTATATCTAAAATTAAATTTGTGTTTTCTAATACCATCTACTATATATTTATAATCTGGCTTCAATATATCATCCAAGACGAAATATTTTTCATATATATCACCATATGAATAAGATAAATCAGCAAATGATGTTATATAATCATATTCATACATTTTTTGAAAATGAACCAATAATTTTGAAAATGAACCAACAACACTATGTTCCAACAAATTACAAAATCTATTCAATTCATAATTATTTTTATTTTTTTTGAATGTCATCAATGATACCAATTCATTTTTATAATATAAACCTATTTTTACCGAAGAACCTACAAAACCCTGAATATGATTATTATCCAAGAAATCTTTTATCTTTTTATTATCATCAATAACTTTTATCACACACTTCCTAGCAAATATTTTATTTTTTGACTTACCTAACTTATTTAATATCATAGATTTAACAATATCTTTTTTATATAACCAATCATCTTCCCAGATATGATATAATCTAATATTATTTTTATTACACAATTCTGTTTTATCTTTATGATAATTTTTATCTTTATATATTTCAGAATGCCAATATAAACCGTTAAATTCAAATGCTAAATTTATTTCAGGTAAATAAATATCTAATTCTTTGTTTTCTATTCTACTATTTCTTATTATATTACCATCATAATTTTCTTGAATAAAATTAAATAGTTCATTTTCCATCCCAGAATATTTATTACCTATTGGATTACAAATTACACACAATTCAGTATTGTATTTTATTCGGTTATATATATTTATTGAATTTATAATATAATTGTGTCCTTTATCGCAACTAATACTATAATTATTTTCATCATCTACTATTGTTATATTTATGTTATTGTATTTATTTTTATACTTATTGAAATTTGTTTCTTTTTGTTTCTTTTTTATTATATCTAACTTTGCAGTTGATGTTACACCATATCTTTCTAAATTTGTATTTATTATTTTATTTTTAACATTAACATTTTTAGTTGCAATGTTTGTACCATATCGTTCTAAATTAGTATTTTCTAATTTTTTTCTAACTTCTTTATTTTGTATAGGTCTTTTTGTACCATATCTTTGTAAATTAGTATTTTCTATTTTTGATTGTTTACATTTATTACAAGTATATTTATTTTGCTTATTATAATTTTTCCAATATGCATATAATGATATTACTTTTTCTGTTTTGCAACAATCACAAATTGCAGTAATTCTTGAATGTGATTGTTGTGGTATATCTTTTATATCTACAAAAATAATATCTCCAATATTACACACATAACCTAATGATTTATATTTATTGATTGACCTTGCAACAACACATATTTCTATTTTATCTTCTTTTATCATAACATTTATATGATAGTTATTACACTTTGTTCGCAACTATCATAACTATATATAATTATTTTAATCTAATTTTATATATAATTTATATAAAAAATATTTTATTTTTTCTAAAAATGTCAATTTTCTAAAAGATATTAAATAATTGAAATATAATTCACCCAATGATATTTCTTCAAGAACACCTTCACTATTTTCCATTAAAACAATAGTACTAAAAAAATTAATTT